TTCTATAACGCAAGCTTTAGCTTGTGTGATTGATTAACCATTTTCCCCAAGCTCAGCCAGCTCCTTGGCTATGGCAAGGCACGCCGTGGCGCCATCACCGTTGCCTGTCGTCAGCGCAGTGAGGTATGCGATGTAATACACTATCGCAGCTTTTAGCTTCTCAGGCACCTCTATGCGGTGGTTCCTAATGCGAGGCATGGGGATATATCTAGCCCTGGTAATAGTGGCGGCACAACTTGAGCACGAGTAGAACTCTAGAACAAGACCCACGGGTTGCTGGGTGATCGCAACCACTGGCTTCTGAGGGTTGCCACGCACACCAGCAAAACGGCTGCGCTGCATCTGGTACAAAGGGCTCTCCTCGGTAATGGCAACCGTCACTGCCATGTCCCAGTCGCTCATCTTGAAGCTCACAAGGCGAAGGAAGTCATCGGGCAGGTGTATCTTGCCACAACACCGCTCATCATCCCAGGCTATGCTCTCTCCAAAGGGCTTACCATTGTCTAGCAGATGAACTGGAGCATTAACCATCACTATCCTGGCGGCATCCACCACCTTGCTGGCGATAATCTCGTCATTGGTCAGCGTGTCAACGTCGCCAATGTCGGCAAGGGCCGTGCTGCTCACGTTTTCGTCAAGCGCAACCTTAACTTCCTTAATGATATTCTCTACCAAGTATTCCATATCCGGTGTTGTCCAGTACCGCAAGCTTTAGCTTGTGTAATTATGCATCAAGCGAAAACAAACTCAATACCATTAGCCGCTGCTGCCTCCTCAATCTGCTTCTTCGAGCGTAGCTTCGTGCGGCTGATGTCGAAGTTTTCTACGAGGTAATTCTTGGCATCGTCCAGGCTCGCCACCTCCACCTTCTTGACCGCCGCATCCTCGGTTCCCTGTTCCTGGGGTTCCTCGGTCTGCACAGGCTCATCATAGGAGATGTCTATCTTGTAAAGCTTGCCAAACTTGCGGTGCCCCTCCAGCGCCTGCTGCAGGGCTTCGCTGTTGGTGATGAACATGCTGCCGCCGCCTGTCAATGGAAGGAACGACACATGATGGCTCTTGCCGCTTGGCAGAACCACATTAATCGCCACATGGCTTTTCGCTATATATTTCTTTGCCATAATATTATTTGTTTGAATGTTAAAGGCGTTAGCCCAATTGTGCATTATGCATTGTGAATTATGCATTAAAAGAGAGGACGGGCGCTGTGCCCGCCCTCTAGGTATCATTTAAATGCTTATGAGCTCTCCTGCATTAAGGGGTGCTTGGCTTCTGGGCAAGACGCATTCTTGCGTGAGCCTTAGCATAGCGCAGGTACAGGCAAGCAACCTCCTGGAGGACCACTGCGTCGGTGTTGCGCACACCAGCCTTCTGAAGGTCGAGCACGTTGCGACTCCAGCTCACATGGGTAGCTTTGGTCAGGTACTCGGGGTCGAGGGCGAAGCCGCAGTCGCTCATGCCGTTGGCGTCAAAGAGCTCATGGTGGATGGTAAGCACCTCACCAAAGTCGGTGTCCCAGCTCTTGAACTTCAAGTTCCACACCTCAACGGTATCTTTCAACCTAAACTTGTCGCTCTTGATCTTAGAGAACGCGCTCAGCATGTCCGAGCCGCAAAACAGAATCTTGCGCTTGTTGCCGATGCCGGTGCCCACAAAGAGGTCTTTGGTAATATCTACAAGGTTTTCGTCGCTAATGACAGCCATTCCCTTGTCAAAGTCCCACTCGCCAACCTCGATGTCCTTGCCAGCCATGTACCAGATGCCGCCGGTGAACCAGGTGGCCATGCCGTCCTTAGTCACATGGTGGTGAACATGCTTGTCGCCGAAGAGATAGGTGTTCTCCTGGCTCAGGCGCATGTCGTAGATGCCGTCCTCCTCAAGGTCGCTGAAGTTCCAGTCAACTTCCTTGGCGGCAATCTTGTCGAAGGTCGATTGCTCTACCTGGATCATGAAGTTCTGGCAGTACTGAATTTCAGCAGTGGGGATGTTGTTGAAGCGACCCGTTTGCACGTCCAATTCGCCACAGGCCTTGCCCATGCGCACCAGTGTGGTGCCGCTGGGGATGGCAGGAACCCAGATGGTCTCGTTGGTGTTCGACTTCTTGTTGCCGTTCACGGCATACACAATAGGGCCGTTGGTGGTATTGTCACGGCCGCACACACACAGCACCAGGTCGGGGGTATTCTCATCGTTGGCATCGTAGGCATTGCCCTTAGCGTCAAACTTGGCCTTAACACCAACCACGCGGATGGTGTCGTCGAGGGTGAACATGTTGGTGTCGCTCACAGGAAGGGCGATGCTCTCGCCACTGCTTTGGGCAGTCACGGCACTCGATGTCTTGCAGCTGATGGGACGGGTGCCCACGCTGTAGTACTTCACCTCAAAGGAGCTGCTGGGAATGCTCTTGGCATAGCGCGAAATCTGGTCGATGGGGGTCGCCATGGGGCGAATCTTGGTGATGCGCTTGTCAACCTCCTTCGAGTACATTTCGGGATCACCATCGGCACGACCCTCGGTCTCGGTGGCGATGCCATCGGGGCCATAGTAACCGCTTGGGTTATGCACGTTGCGAGCAGCAGGGGTGTCGGGAGCCACGTCGCCACCAGCACCACCACTGGTCTTACCAGCATCTGGCAAGTTGGTGGCTGCTGCCATCATCACACCTGAATGAGCACCAACGAGGACGCTCACCAGGGTCAGCACGAAGCTGAACATAAACTTAAAACACTTTTTCATTACCTAAAAAATTAAAATTATTACTTATTTTTCTATGTGTATTATGAATTCTGCATTGTGCATTATGCATTATACTTAGTGCGCCTCTCGCCGCCACGGCTCCAGATGTCGTCGCCATCGGCGAAGTTGTCAAGGGCTCCAAGGTTGGGTTGAGGCTTACGCTCTCCTGCACTGCCGTTACGGCCGTTCAGCCCAGCGGTTCCGTCACCTGCCTTGCGTGTGCGCAGCTGCTCATCAATTTTGGCGTTGCGACCGCGAACCTCGCCTTCCAGGTTGGCCTCCTCTACGGCACCGTCATAGTTGAGAGCCTTAAGCGCAAGGTCCATACTCGATTCGCTGAACTTGCCCACAACGGCATCTGTGGCAATCTGCACAAGCATTGACATAACCTCGTCAACCTGGTCGTCACTCAGCCCGTTCTTCTCCTGGAACTCGTCAAGTGTGGCTTTGGTGGCAACAAGGTTCTGCTGATATTGCTCCTCGAGCTCTTTCTCTTTGGCGACACGCTCTACATATTCCTTGTTCGCCTCGGCAAACTTGTCCTGCCATTCCGGGTCGTCCAGGTGTTCCTTGATGTCGGTGCCAAACATCCTTATGAGCTCCACGGCGGGGTCGCCTCCCTCACGCCAGTTGTTCAGGAAGTAGGCACTGCGGGGGTCGGCCGAGAACATGTCGGCGAAGGTCTTCTCACGTTCCTTGTAGCCACTCAGCTGACTGTCGTAATCATCGTAATCATCGGAAATTCGGCCAAACATCACCTCTTCGTCCGTGAAGTCCATGTCAGGATATTTCGATTTCAGTCGCTCCGAGAAAATGTCACGCTTACTCTTAACTGCTTGATTATCTGTTTCTGCCATAATTCTTGTCTTTGAATGATATTTTTTATTCGCAAATTTACCCACCACAACACCTGCCACATCTTTATCTTTTAACACGCATTCATTAATTTTGTATAGACTGACAACTGGCAACTGATAACTGATAACTGATAACTGATAACTCTCATGAAGCCGCACGGAAGTCACTATGAATATGAAGATCAGCGCAACGACAACCTCATGGAGGTGTACCATGAGATTATCGTCAAGGCCAACCATGTCCGCATGCCCGATGTCTACGAACAGGTGGCAAACTCTCCCTCACGGCGATTCTGGGTGTCCGAGGAACGCGCTACAATTGTGGTGTCGTCCATGATGCGAGGCGACTCCCTGGATAGAATGCGACCGCTCAAGAGGGAGATGTACAATGAGATCTACCGTCGCGCCATGGCACTCCGTGACAAGAGCCCTAAGATGCCAATCTCGCAACTGGTGGCGCAGGTTCTCGAGCAGCCCGCCCCAAAGTTCTATATCACACCTGGCTCGGCCAAAGTATTAATATGTAAAATCCGTAAAGAATGGTATTATCAACGAACCAAACGAAGACTGCGGCACTTGTTCTGAGTCTCGCGCTATTGATACTGGCGTTCTTCAACGCACCACAGCAATGTGTGCTGAAGCCTGGCTGCGGCATCACAGGGCACCTGTGTTACCACTTCTTCCATGCCAACTTCTTCCACGCGCTCTGCAACGTGTGGTGCCTGCTGGCTCTCGCTTTCTACTACGACATCGAGGACTGGGAACTGCTACTGGCATGGCTCATAGCTTGTTCCGTCCCGTCTGTTGCGATGGCATCGCAACCCACTGTGGGCGCCTCAGGCGTCTGCTTCGCCCTGATGGGCATCGTCTTCTACAAGGTGGCACGCAAGCGTTACTACCTCTCCTGGATAATCCCCATTGTCGCCATCGGCTTTTTCATCCCAGCCATGGCGGCAACCCTCCACCTCTATTGTTTCACCCTCGGCATCACAGTGAGTTTAGTATTGCAAGCCGTTGGCTTGTATAAAAGAAGATGAAAGAGATTTCTGACATATTAAAGGAAAACGATGCGCGCCTGGCAGCCATCAACGCCAAGTTCAACCCCATCACTGGCGAGAACTCGGTAGGGGAGAGGTTTGTCTTTGAGCTCAAGGACTTTCCCATCAAGGTGCAATACCTGCCTGTCTCGATGCGCAAGGTGCCACTGGTGAAACAACTGAAAAAGGCTGGCTCTGTCGCCGCATTCCTCAGCAAGATCGGGGGCGGCAACGGCGACCGACTCAAGGTCATAGAACAGTTCATAAGGGTTCGCTTCCGTCACGACTTCCCATTCTGGGCGGCCGCTTACATCAAGATTCAGTCCAAAATCCCTGGTGAGGGAGAAATCCTTTTCAGGCTCACACGCCCGCAGCGCAAGTTCGTCGAGGCGCTTGAGGAGAAGCGCACAAGCAACCAGCCCATACGCTTCGTGCTGCTCAAGGCTCGGCAATGGGGTGGCTCCACAACATCACAGCTCTACATGATGTGGCTGCAGGTGGTACACAAAGTGGGGCTCAACAGCGTCATCGTCTCGCAGACCAAGAAGACTTCTTTCGCCATTAAGGCGATGTTCGACCGGGCACTCAACGCCTACCCCGTCGAGTTCCTACACAAGATGGGCGAGGCCTACGACGCTGGTGAGAAGAAGATAGAGAATGTGGGACTCAGTGGCGACTACAAGAGAGTGCCTTCACGCGACTGCACCATCACCATTGCATCCTATGAAGCCCCCGACGCACTGCGTGGCGACGCCTATGCGCTGGTACACTGCTCCGAGGTGGGGCTGTGGGCGGCCACCGACAAGAAGTCACCTGAGTCGGTCGTCCGCTCGGCATGCTCCGGCGTGGTCTACAGGCCTTACACAATGATAATCTATGAGTCTACAGCCAACGGCACCGGCAACTTCTTCCATCGCGAGTATGAGGCCGCCAAGGCAGGACAGTCACAGTTCAGCGCGCTGTTCATCTCCTGGTTCGACATCGACCTCTACTCCATCGCCTTTGGCAGCGAGCAGGAGCGGGAGGACTTCGCCCGATGGCTCTACAAGAACAGGCATGGCGACACCGTCACCTCCAACCGAGAGGAACCTGGCAAGTACCTGTGGTGGCTATGGCAGAAGGGCGCAACGCTCGAGGCCATTAACTGGTATGTGACAGAGCGACGAGGCAAGAGCGACCATGGAGTGATGGCTTCCGAGTATCCAAGCGACGATGTCGAGGCTTTCGTGCATTCGGGGGAGATGGTCTTCGACCGGTACAAGGTAGAGGAGTTCAAGGCGGCTTGCTGTCCACCACGTTACATCGGTGAGGTCTATGCCGACGGCGATGAGGGAGAGGATGCGCTGGTCAACCTCCGCTTCAACGAGGATGAGCAGGGGAGGCTGTGGATTTGGGAGAAACCCGAAATTCCCGACCCCGACGACAACGAGATTGTCTCCGACCGGTACCTCGCGGTGGTCGACATTGGTGGTCGCTCCTCCAAGGCCGACTGGTCGGTCATCGTCGTCTTTGACCGCCTTTTCATGATGGACGGCGACCGACCGTCGGTGGTGGCGCAGTGGTACGGACACATCGACATGGACATCCTGGCATGGAAGGCTGCGCAGATTGCAGCCTACTATGACAACGCCCTGCTGGTAATCGAGAGCAACACGCTCGAGACGCACGACCCTGAGCGCCAGGTCGACGGTGACCAGTCGCTCTATATCCTCAACCAGATCAAGAATGTCTACGACAACCTCTATGCTCGCCGTCAGTCCGA